TTGCCTTCAACGCCACGGAGACCGGGGAGGAGAAGGTCACGAATTTGACTAAGATTAATAGCCATTGTGTGTTACTCCTTACAGGCCGGTTGTGGTGCGGAAGGTCTGATTGTTGAACGCTACAGTGATGTAGTTGTACGCGGTTGTAGTGTCCGTGCCGTTCGCGCCGGGAGGGGCGGTAATCAGATTATAAATGCGGAATGCATAGTTCGTGGAAGCGGAAATGTTTGCTTGGTTTGCGTAAGCAATAGACTGACCACTAAACTGCTGTGCGGAGGTCGGGGAGGTTGTCAAACCAGCCCAGTCAATGTTTTTACCAACGTTTGACTGCACAACAGCAGAAGAACCGCTTGATTGAACTTTAAAGAGAGCCTGTGGGTCAGTAATAACCCATGCAGTGATGACGGTTCCGGTAGGAACGGTCGTGCCGCCGGGCCAATAAGGAGACCAAATGACGCGGTTAACGGCTGAAGAGTAGTATTCGCAACCGATAAAAATACCGAGGATTTGGTTTGCACCGACAGTAGCGGCTGTCAAATAGCCGCCGGAGAGAGCGACGGGGTCACCCGTCATGTAGTAGTTAGAATCACCGCTGGAGATCTGCCACTGCGATTGGCCCAAAGAACCGTCACGCCCGTCAAGAAATCCAGCAAGTTGGAAACCGTTGGGCGCTGATGTGTTCGCCATAGGTAGCTCCTGTCTGGAATGATCTTACCTCTTGACAGCGCGTCATGTTAAGATCAGTCAGCAAAGCCCGCTACGGCGCGTAACGGAAGTGAATACGCAGTAAATAACACATTAATTATTTACTGCGCAAGTGCGTTAAAGGAAAAAATTACTAATTTTTAGCCTTTTGGAATTTCCATCGGAATATATTCTTTATTAATTTGTGTGCGACGTTGATCGCGCTCAAAAGTACCCGATGGAGCCATGCCCAAAGCGCGTTCTTTTTCTTTCACAACGCGACGAGCCTCCTGCAATTCCAAGAACTTAGCACGGTTTGAAATTTCCGCTGGGCGTTCCATGAGCATCATACCTTCACGGATGATTGGCCCCTTATAATTAGCGGGCATCATGTGTGGATGGCGGCTAACATCAACCGCTTCCCATCCAGATTGCGCTAATTCTACTTCGTACGACCCGTCAGTTTGACCCAAAGTCTCGTAACGCTTCCAATTATAATCCCAACCATCCGGAATATCGCGTGGATCAATGTAAAACTTATCATAAATCGCCATATCCGTTTCTGCGTCACGGGTTCTATTGCGAATTTGCTCCGCTCTAATAGCCGCTTCGCGAACACCGCGTGTTACGGGTGCTGATTTTACTTCAATTGGTTGATTTTCCACAACATTATCCTCAAAAACAGGTGTATTTTCTTCAATTTCTATTTTGCGGGGGCGGCCCGGCTTGCGTTTGATGTCATTCATAGTTTCAACTGGCCTTTCTTGGCGTAATGTACCATTGCTTCCGCGTATTCTTCATCGGACATACCCAATACTTCTTCAGCATATGCCCGCATTTCGGGTGTAAGTGTCACGCGAGTTTGATTTTGACCCATAGTTGGTACACTTCCGCCTCGTGCGACAGGTGCAGCAGTCACAACACTGCGTTGTTTAGGAGCGGAAACAACCTCACGAGCCGGTGCATTAAGTTCATTATCAAGATATTGAAAATATTGCGGTGTATCCGGCTGGTAATTGTCAGCAATCGCCTTATAATGAGCAGCCGCCAACATGTTTTTTGACCGTTGATCCTGCATTAAATGGATATTTTTACGCAACCATGTTTGTGATTCAGGCGATAAACGCTGCAATTCAGCTTCAATAGGGTCGTAATTAGTTTGTTCATACGACGGTTGCTGATATTGTGGTTCCGGTCTGGAGCGTTCCATTTGGATCCGCTCTTCAAGGGCTTCGCGCCCTTGTTGCAAAGTCGCAAGCTTGCTTTCAACCTGTGCCATTTGACGTTGAAGCTTGGCGGCAGCATGATAATCGCCTTGTTCAAGGCGACTCGCATACTCTTTTTCCAACATTTCACCGTCGCGTTCGTACGATGCAATAGCATTTACAAATGCGGTGTGTTGAGAATCAGCCGCCTGCGTTGCATATGTGCGAATTTCGGTTTCTTTTTGATAAAGATTCCGTTCCGCTTCATATTTTTGGCGTTTAATCTCTTCAGCTTCACGCTTTTTAGCTTCTAATTCGCGTTTTAGCTGTTCAATGCCTTCATCCGCGCTTAAAAGGGGAACCTCTTCCTCCTTTTCCACTGCGTTTACAGGCAATTTTGCGGGGGTATCCGCACCGATATCGATCTCTTCGACAGCGGGCGGCGCTAAGTCAACAATGACTTCTTTAGCTGCTGTATTATCCATGTATCACCTTAAAAAACTACGTCTGGAGATTCAATGCGAAGGCGAATTTGGACATCCTGCACCATACGGCAAAGCACACCATTGATCATGACCTGCCATCCGTCCGACGGACGAATTACAACCCAATCACCAACGTTCACGTTTTGTCCTTGGAAGGAAGTATTCGCGTCATCAACAAAAGCCTGAACGCCTTTTTTTAAAACAAGGCCAGCTTTTCCCTGATATTCGTCTTCTTTGCGCGAATCATCTGTTAAATAAATACCGGATTTGGTTTTTTCCGGTCGCTTGTACACTGCTACAAGCACCCAATTAAAGAAAATATCTACTTTAGAAAGGTCACCGATAGCGTTACCGATTTGTTCACGCGGGTCTCCCACGTGTTCCATTTTCATATACGTCATATTGTATCCTATCTCGCGTTGTTGTTGTCGCCGATTAACTGTTCGTTAATCTCATGCGCCCAGATAAGTGTGTCAGAAATCGCTTTTAGATATCCGACGGCGTTTTTGTATTCCTCTAGTGTTGCATAAGACCCGCTTAGGATGAATTCCGCCCGGGTCAACTTTTCCTCATTCAGTCGTTCACGCAGCTTGCGATAGAACAACAAGTCAAAACTATTCACTGCACCTCCTTATTTTGCAAGAGGCCATTTCCGTTTTTCTAAACGGCCAAGGCCGGAACCAGAACCATAGTCATGCTCTTGATGTGCTGGCATAGAAGCCTGTAGGGCTTTGCCGCCAACACGACCACCCGACTTGCGCATCGGGGGTGTGGGAGCCGTCATACCGGGTTTCCCAACATTCATAGCTGGGCCTGCGCCCAAACCACCGCCAGCACCAGCCATGCCCGCGCCCGGAGGCATTGCACCCGGAGGAGGACCGCCGGGAGGAGGACCACCAGCGCCGCCCGCAAGGGCAGCAGCAAGCTGTGGGGGAATAGCGGGAGCGCCAGCCATAGGCATAGGAGCCTGCCCGCGAGCCTGCTTACCACCGGCATCTACAATAAGATTAATCGTGGTTCTACCACCGGCTTTGCGATGTGCGCGGCCACCTTTTTTGTATTCGCCAGTTTGCTGTTTTGTATCAGCAAGGTCTTTACCGCTTTGATACATGCGGCTGTTTTGCCCTTCCCATTTGCTTGGGCTCAACAAATTGCTAACCATTTTACCGGGGCTGCTTGGATAAACGTCATCATAAGCATCTTTTGCTTCGCGTTGTGCGCGAGCCAGCTGGGTGCTTTCGGAACGCATGCCGCCGCCGTCAGCTTTTTTGGTTCTACCGCCCCAGCATTTTTCTTCGCGGTGCTTGAGCGCTTCACCCTTAACCATTGATTTGATAAGCTTTTTGTCAGCGGCCACATCTTCATGCTTGTGTACGGCACCACCTTTTTTGTGGGGCATGCCTATACCACCGATTGCGGGGGGAGCATATGGAAGGCCAGCTTTCTTTTTACGCATCGCAAGTGCTGCTACGCGTTTTTTGCGAAGCATGGGGTTCAGACCAGTCAAACCACCAGCCGCATAACCAGTTTCTTTAGCGGTCTGTTCAAATTTACGGGTCGCATCACGCAAAGTATCTTCGTTATGCGCACTATCCATACCGTAATCAGAAGCTTCATTTACCGCTTTTTGACGGGATTTTTCGTATTGGGTATGTTCGCTGCGAAGTCCACCGCCGATTTCTTTTTTAACGCGAGGCTTATGACCCAAATGGTGTTTGGCGGCTTTGCCTTCAGCATGAGCCACCTTACCCCCGCGTCTAAAACGCTGTTTACCAACGGGCTGCAAACCAGAATTTTCGTCCGTCGTCAGAAGCGGAACGCCGTCATAAGGATGCGTATCATCAAAATGTTTCGCGGTTTTATGCGGTTTATCAACGCCCATGCTCTTTAGTTTTTCATGGCGAGACTGTTTTGCTTCATGCTTGTAGTGTGACATTCTGGTTCTCCACGGTGGATTTTCGCACCATAAACTAATTTTTTAACCCTGCCAATGGCCTATACGTTAGGATTTTGCTTCAAATTTTGCATGTCTGGCTCAATAACATTTTCAGCGATATGAGCGCTTTCGGGATGGACAGCAATTTCGCGAGCAAGCTGATACAACGCAATTTGTTCTTTACTTTCACGGTCCGCAGCGCGATTTTGCGCTTCAGTTTGCGCGGATACCGCCTTGACTTTGACTTCCGCAATTTTTGCTTGCGAATCCATCATTTTAGCTTGCGCCATAACCATTGCGGGGTCTTGCATTGGATCCGGCGGCTGTTGCGGGGCAAACAAGGTTTTAGCGTCCTCAATACCCAACATCGTCAATACACGTTCATCAACCGCTTGCGCGTTGTACAAAGTGGGGTTAGCCGCCTGAAGTTGTTTCAAAGCCATCGCTTTTTGAATGCGGGCGGTTTGAGATGGGGTGTTAGGGTCCGCTGCGGGTACCAAGTTAGCGTTATCAAGTGCTTTTGTCAGAATTGATTCCGACCAAGTTCCAACGGGGAATTTGTTATCACGCCAGAAGCTTTCCGGATCTTCTTTAAAGAGGTCACGAAGCAACGCAAATTCACGAGCCTGCGCGTTATGCATCCGTTTGTGGACGGATGACATGACTTTTTGAGCCTGTTCAATCAAAGCAATTGTTGTGCCAACGGGGGCTTCCGTATTTCCCTCACCGACTTTCATTTCGGCGGTCCCGCCCAAACGTTGACCTGATTGATCAATCAATTCAAGAAGTTGCAAGAACGCTCCATCTACGCCACGGTACGGAAGATTAGAAACAATATTTTGAATTGGCTGTCCGCCAGTTTCAATACCCACGCCAGAACCGGGCGCAACGCGGAATTCGTTTGTTAATTGGCGACCCGCTTGTTTTGCGTAAATAAATCCGGGGAAGTTTGCGAACATCCCGTTGTCGATGCACAACCGCCAACCGGCGGTTAGCGCCATAGTTGAATTACCGAGTAAGTGAAGTAAGCCAAAGCCATAAAAACCAATACCGGGTACAAAGATGTACTCGACAAACACCCCTTTACGCAGGAAATTATCATCACCTTGTCTCCACCACCGCCGAATCTCTAGGATTTCGCGGCTCGTTTTGTCAATTGTGACCCGATAAGGGAGGCGAAGGCCCGTAATATTTCCATCAGCATCTTCGTGTTCGTACCCCGGAATGTCCAACTCACAGTAACATTCGTATACGTCACGCAATTCGTTTTCAAGGTTGGATGTTTGAGTCGGCTTAATCCCTTGAATATCATCAATTTTTTCATCAACGACGTTCTTTTTTGTGGGGCCAGCATCTGACAAAGCAACAGCGCGGTATACACCCAACAACTGCATGCGCTTCATAACCGAAGGTTGCATTTTGATGTGATGCGTGACGCGTTGCGCGGATTCAATGTTTGTCTCCGCGTTGGAAACAATAACATCTTTCACATCCACAAATTCAGATACGGGCCGACGGCGTATCGGGCAGTGATACACTTTTTTAAACGCGGTCCCGCAGAACCCAAGGGAAAAGAACATACGTTCCGTATCGGGGTAATATTCCTTGGCAGTATCCGTTAAATAATGGTTAAAATCCATTTCCAACGCAAGCGCTTCTACTTCAACCGCTTGGTTTTGATACCCGTCATTCCTAACCTTTACGGGGCCAGCCGCCGGTAACATTTCACCTTGCGCGTTCGCTTGAAACCGCACAATAGCTTCCAAAAGAAGGGGATGTTTGACGGTTGCTTGACCCTCAACTGACGTAGACCCATCCGCCGAATTGGATTTAGGGGATTCAATTTTAGTACCCAACAACTCCAAACCCATAACCATCTGCTGAAGGTATTCGGCTCTAGATTGTTCGTCTTGCTCAATTAAACGCAACAATTCGTTGGAAATTTGGCCTAAAGCGGACCCATCAAGGTCCATCGCAATGTTTTCGTTAAAATCTTCTTCAGACTTTTTTTGCGGGTTTGCCATTTGACCAATGTTAATGGTCACGGATCCGTCCGCGTTCTCGACTTTGATGTAACCCTTATCCATATCGATTTTGGGTTCAATGTCCCCACTACCCTCAAGAATAACATCCATAGGGTCATAATCGTCGTATGTTTTGCCGGATACGGGGTTCTGGCGAAGATTAAAAGGGGCGAGAGCCATGTGTTATACCCAATAAAGCGGTTTTGCGTTACTTTGTGGCCTGTATAACATAGCTTCGGTCTTTTCCGCTATAGCTTCAACAGGTTTTTGTGCGAAACCAATGGTTCGTAGATGTAAAAGCGCCTGAGTCATACTATCAACCAAGTCGTCATGCGTTCCCTTCGGGAACGATGTCGCTTGGGCAATCATCTTTTCCGTCCAATCAAAATCAGGCGCGTAGATCATCCCATCCGCAAAAAGATGTTGGATGGCGTACGCACGGGCTACTTTGTCCCCCCGACCCGGGTCAACGAGCTGTATCCCCCAACTTTCGCGGGAGAAATGCACCCTGATTTCTTGCGCGACGGATATACCCGCTGCTTTTGATTCAATAAGAAGCTTATCGATCTTGAATTTATTACACAGTAACCCGATTTGCTTCACAAGCTGCGGGAATTCGAGGCGGTCTTGCCACGCGTAAATGAGCATGATCCGCCGGTTATCTTGGCGGTCTGTCCATACGCCCCATATACTTAGAGCCGAATAATCGTTCTCTTGCTTTGTGGTATAGGCTGTATCGAGCGAAGCGACGACATACTCAAACGGTGGGTAAACGGTTTTGGGGAGGCCTTCCGCGCCGGACGTAGTCTCATCCCAAAGGTTCCACCACTCTCTTTTGATGATGCCGCCGCCTTTTGGTTCCGGGCGCTGCTGTAACTGACCCGCTGCCGCGAATGGGCCGAGGCGAGTTTCAAGTTCCGTGACTTCCGGATCCCCAAATCGTTCAGGAACAAGAAGGTCTCCTTCTTCTCGTTCATCGATAAACCATTGAGTAATGCAACGGCGATCCGATTCAAAACGCATCGGTAAGCATAAATGCGTCCAATTTCCGAT